CCCTGGCTTCTGAAACCGCTGCAGGCTCCGGAGGCAAGCCGCTCTCTTCCCATTCCATGAGCAGCGCCGCTCCGGCCGCAATCTTTTTAACGGCTGAAATCGCGTCGCGTACCGGTACCGAAAGGAGCGGGGAGCTTTCCGGAGGAGGGATCTGCTCGAGCGCCGGCCGGATCGCCGGGATGCCCAGGCGCGCACGGTTGTAGCTCTCGAGCTCGTTGCCGACTACGGCCGGATCGATGGAAAGTTTGTGCTGAATCAGCATCGCGGGGTTTCTCTTCCGATGCTCGATAATCTCTGCCACCTGCCGATCGAAAGTATTGCCCTTGGGATTGGGCGCACTCCATTTGCTTTGGCTCTGGTAAAATTGCCAGCCGCCATTTGGGAAAACTGATCGATTAAAGGTCTGCATAAATCAGTGACCGCAGCAGGAGGTTGCCAGGGGCACGACAACTTGTCCGGACGATGGGCTCGCCGGAGGTAATTTCAGCCCCAGGCGCTGGAGATTGTACGCCTCGAGCTCGTTGCCCACTGCAACCGGATCCAGGGAAAGCCCGTGCTGCGCGACGATCGCCGGATTCTTGAGCCGATGCTTGATAATGAGCTCAACAGTCTGCGTAAACGTGCTCGCGATCGGAGTCGGAGCTTTCCACATGGTTTGAGCTTGAAAATACTGCCAGCCGCCATTTGGAAACGTGCTGCGTGAGAAAGGTTGATCCATAATTTACGGCTTTGGTTTGAGGATTGCAGTGCGGCACTTGGTTGGATCCTTGGCGCGATCGCTGGCTGTCTGCAGTGCCTGCCAGGAGTTGCTCGCGGTTACCTCATCCACAACTTTACCGGAGCCATCCAGAATCACGTAAAGTTTTGAGGGCAGGACTGAGTTCGGGAGCGGGAGCGGTTTCATGTGCGCGACTTGAGCTCGTTGAGCTTTGCAAAACTCCCAAAAAGCTCAAGGGCTTTCTTGTTGTAAGCTTCTGCTGCCGCCTCTGCTGTTTTGAAATTCCCAAGATGCTCGTTTATCCCATCATGCCTAATGCGAGCAACCCAGTAAGGGCCATAACCCCCATATTGATGCCTTAAAACTCCCTTGAATCCTGACTTATTTGACTTTGGAGTTTTGCTATTGTGCGAGTTTTGAGAGGGAGTGCAGGTCCGGATATTTTCCCTTTGATTATTGAGCCCGTCTCCGTCTGCGTGGTCTACTGGCTGCCCATCTTTTGCATTAAGCAATAGTCTATGCATCAGCACACATGCCGTTTTGCCGTTCCTCTGAAAATAATAAACCGCGTACCGATGATTTGGGAGCCGTAGCATTCTCCAAGGGATTTGAGCCATGGCTTTGTAATCTGAATCAGAAACTTTGACCGATCCGTATGGCTCCAATTTTATAATTTTCATTGAGACTTTAATTCGTGGGATTTGAGAAATTCCCGATGCTTGGCAAGCTCTTGCTCGAGCCAATCGTCATCCTCCTGCTTTTGCGCCGTTACATCTTTGAGGATTGCGATCAGAAAACCTTGCCGCCGCGCACCCTCAACACCCGTCACCAGCGAATCGGCCATATCAGGGCTCTCCGTGAGGCGCTCTTTCATTTCCTTCTTTGTCTCTGCCTCAATTCGGCTCTTGGAAACCAAACGCCAGATCCGCCTCCGGAGCTCCGTCGCGCAATCCTTTGGCAGGTTGCGAATCTGCCGGCCGATCATCAGGTAGTAGATGGAAAACCAAAGCTCCGTAACGAATTTGGAGTAATGCTCATCGCAGCGTTTGAGTCGCTTTTCGCCTGTGTCCTTATCGATGACAAATTCATCCTGCGAAACCGGCCGCTTTGTGGCTGGCCCTCCGAAGTCCACGACATTGACTTCCGCAGACCACACCTGAGCAAAGGTGACTGCCAGGGTTGACCGGCCGTCGAAGTAGAAGCTCGAGGGAGGGATCTTGTAACCCTCGCAATAAGATCTGCAGAATTTGGCGATCTGCTTTTCAACTCGATCACCTCCGGTCTGAACTGCGACGGGTACGGTTGGTTGAGCTTTCACCTCGATCACGTCGCGCCCCTCGATATCGCGACCGAAACGCAAGTGCGTGAGAATACAGCGATCGCCACCCTCGCCACCATAGGCGGCATCCAGCGAGACAATATCGGTTATGTCCGATCCCTCCCAAACTACCTGATCGTACGCGCCGCTTGTCTCTGGCAGCGAGTGCGGGATGATTCTGAATTTCTCCGTGCCGGGGAGCGGCTTGCCTACGCATTGCTGCCAGTAAAGGGGATGGTCTGGACCATGCAACGCGAGGACTGCTTGATGCTTTTTCCAGTGAATGAGATACGGGTAACGAGGCGGCAGGTTCTTGGGTTGATCCATGTTGGGCGAGTCGCGGCCGTCCAAAGCGATTACCCAAGCATTGTAAAATGTGCTTAACCATTCCTGCGTTTTGCCGTTGTCTTTCCACGCCTCCCAGCCGCCGATGGGTTTTGCGGCCGTGCACAACGGATCGTCAAGGTCAGTGGGGTTGCCGTCCAAAATCGCCTCAAAGTTTTTCCCGTACCAATTCGCGTAAGCATTGAGGAAATTGGGGTGCATGAAGCTGACTTCATCCCCGAAATGGCCCAGGCGGCCGCCCTTGGGAGGCTTCACGCCGGCATAAGCGCCCATGCCCACCCATTGGCCGCCTTTTTTGCAGGGGACAAAGATGATCCCCTTGGTGAGGAGCCGGCCAGCAACGCCGCCCTCTGAGATGACGTCGGGGGTTATGCACGTCTTTGACTCGAGGACCACTCCCGGCAGCCAGGGGAACCGCTCTCGAGCACGGTTAAAGAGCCCTTTGATTGCGCCCCAATTCCGGAGCTCCGCGCCGCGCAACTCTGTGCTCGAAATAATCCAAAGGGTATTGAACGGAAGAACCCACCAATTGCAGAGGACGTATTTGGAACTGATGTAGGTTTTATTGGAGTCGCCGCTGCCCATCATGATCAGGATCTCATGCTCAGTCTTGCGCTTGAGACAGAGATCACTCCAACGGTGATGATCATCCTCCGGCCAAAGCAGGTTCATCATGCACCGGTAATGATGAAAGAGCCCCTCGCCGTAGCTCTTGCCGCCGCGCTCGATTCGGCCGCCAGCCCTTATCATGTCGATCTCGGTATTGACGGCCGTGTAGTTTTCTGGCCAAGCCAGCCCATATTTAATCATGTTGAATTATCTTGTTGCGGTATAGCTACGGCTTTGTAGTATGCGCGCCATGGCAACTCGCAACAAGAAACTTAAAAGCGGCTTCTACTTCCCGAGACTCCCGATCGAGTTGGCCAACCGGTTAGAGGATGAAGCCAAGCGCAACAAAAGAACGCTCCCGGCAGAAATCGTTATCCGGCTCGAGCAATCACTACAACCCAATGAAGATCACCGTAATTCACCACTCCGCAGACGCTGACGGCATTTTTTGCCGCGAGATCGCACGGCATTTCCTACTCATCGATCGCTATAGCCCTGGCTCGCCTCCGCCTGAGGTTGAGTTTATCGGATGGGACTTTTCTGATCCGCCGTTGGAAGTTCCCCGGGAAGGTCAAATCATCGTGATGGATTTGCCACTGGATAGACCATTTGGGGGAGCGCCCGGATCGTTCAACATGGGAATCATGATTGCGTGCGACGAGGGAAGAGTTATTTGGATTGATCACCACAAGAGCTCCATTGATTCGCACTCATCCGAAATTCCTGGCTATCGGATCGACGGAGTTGCCGCGTGCCGGTTGGCTTGGCAATGGTTTTTGAGAATGGGAGGCATGACTCCCAACGGCGCTTCGTTTCCGCGCAAAGAGAATTATATCAATCGTGAAGTAAAGGAGCCCCTGGCTGTGCAACTGGCCGGAGAGTACGACATTTGGGACAAGCGCAATCCCGCGGCCGAAACTTTCCAGTATGCGCTCAAGTGCGGGGAGATTGGGCCCAGCACGTATCACGCGCTTTTCGCCAACGATGAGAAGCTGCTCAAATCGATGCTCTTTGGCGGAGGCATCGCGCAACGCTATGCGCAGCAATCCGATGCTGACACCTGCAGGGCCAGGAGCTTTCTGATGAAATGGGAGGAGCTCAATTTCCTTTGCATCAATTCTGCGCGCTTCAATTCGATGTTTTTCGCGAGCCGCGACATTGAGGCGACTGGTCATGACGCACTCTTGGGCTTTTGTTGGATGGGCAGCCAATGGTTGGTGAGCCTCTATCACGCCAAGCACAAAACCGATTTAGACCTTACGACCATCGCGAAGAAATACGGAGGCGGGGGGCATCGGGGGGCTTGTGGTTTCACCTGCAAAGCTTTGCCTTTCCCGCTATGAGCAAAGGCAAGTTCCCCCGCGAGAAAGCGCTCGAGGTGGCAAAGGAGCTCTACACTGCGCTGCAGCCTCACGCTGTGCGCCTCAAGGTTGCCGGCTCACTGCGCCGCGGCTTGCGATTCGTTTCCGATATCGAGTTTGTGATCATCCCAAAGATCGAGTTGCGCGATGATGACCTTTTTGGGGACAAGAAAACCGCCGTTGATCACACTGCGCATAAGATCGATGAAATGGTTACTTGGAGCACGCTTAGCAAGCGCCGTAATTCGTCCGGAAGCGAAATGTGGGGAGAGAAAAACAAGCTGGCCGTGCACACTAATAGCGGGATCCCCGTCGATTTCTTTTTTACCACTGAGAGCAACTGGTTTATGACGCTCTTTATCAGGACTGGCCCGAAAATGCTCAATATCAAGGTTGCGACCCTGGCAAAACAGAGAGGCTGGAACCTCGAGGCGTATGGCGCTGGCTTCGTCAACAAACGCATGTGCATCGATCATCCCGTTCACAGCGAAGAGGAAATATTTTCATTTGTTGGATTGCCCTTTGTGCCTCCGGATCGACGGCGATAATTTCCCTGCAGTCACTCCAACCAATAAACCTCAAAACAGAAAGGATAGTTAATGGCCCGTCCACAGTCTCAGGATCTCGATCTCGGAAATTCGCCGGGAGTGAGCCTGCCCAAAATCAAAGCCCTGGAAACCCTTGGCTATAAGTTCATCGATATCCGCGACAAGAAGAGCGAGCTCGCGGAGGAGTTGGGAGCAATCGAAACCAAAATGCTCGATCTCATGGCGGAGAAAGGGATTGAGCGTTACCGTTTCGGGGATCAAGAATTGCTCCTCAAAAAAGGTAAAAATCATGCCAAGGTCCGTACCGTCAAAGTCGAACCCGGGGAAGAGAATGATGATGAAAAATCTGGCGCTGCTTAGCCTGATTTTCCTTTTCGGTTGCGCACGGCCGGCGACTCGCACGCCGGCTGTGCCGCTCCCGCCAAAAGTGAAATACAAACCTCGCGCCGCCCTGGCGGAGGAGGCAAAGACTCTGAGTCTGCTCCTCGAGTGGACCAATGCAGGGCCCGTTCACGTTTTCAACTCGCCCAACCTGTTTAGCTGGTCAGAGGTGACCAACACCAACCTGCGCGTTTATGTCGTGCGCGAGCCATCGCCAGCGTTTTATCGCGTTTGGGAAGAGCCGCACGTTACGCTTGCTTGGGATCCCAGTTCAAGCCCCAGCGCCGTTGGCTATAAACTGCATTGGGGATCCGCCTCGAGGAACTATACAAATGTTGTCAACTGCGGCACAGCCACGATTTGGGAGTTGCGCGGATTGCAAACCAACACGCCTTACTTTTTTGCAGCGACGGCGTACAACGCTGACTTTCTTGAAAGCGAATACTCCAACGAGGCAACGTACGTCACGCCTGGATACGAAGCGATCCCGGCCAGGATCCGCAAGCCATGATAAAAATTCTCCAAGGAGACTGCCTCGCCAAGCTGGCGGAGTTACCAGATAAAAGCGTGCAATGCTGCGTGACGTCGCCGCCTTATTGGGGATTGCGTGATTACGGAGTTAAGGGCCAAATCGGCCTTGAGAAAACACCCGCGGAATACGTTGCTAAAATGGTGGCAGTATTCGCGGAGGTGCGCCGTGTGCTCAGAGATGACGGTACTCTTTGGCTTAATCTCGGAGATTGCTACGCAACCGGAGGCGGAAGGGTTGGCGATGCGCCAGGAGGTGGCAAGCAGGGCGAGGCATGGAAACTCCGCGGAGTAATGACCACACCAAACCGGATGCCAATACCGGGGCTTAAACCTAAAGATCTCGTTGGCATCCCTTGGCGCGTCGGCTTTGCGCTGCAGGCTGACGGGTGGTATCTGCGCTCTGATATCATCTGGAACAAACCGAACCCGATGCCTGAGAGCGTCACCGATCGTCCAACTAAATCGCATGAGTACATCTTTCTGATGAGCAAGAGCGCAAAGTATTTCTATGATGCTGAGGCGATTAAAGAGCCGGTAAACGGCACTGCGCACAGGAGGAAAGCCAACGGTAAAAACAGCCGAATGGTTTTAGAGCGCGCCGCTGGACGCGAGAACAGTAAACCGAATCCATCACGATCGAACATTCCAGGGGTTACTCCAAAATCGGCTCCATCTGGAAGCGGGATCAAGTCCAATGAAAGTTTCAATGCCGCAGTTACCGATCTTGTGGATGATCGAAATAAGAGGACGGTCTGGACTGTTGCGACGGCACCTTACAAAGAGGCGCACTTTGCCACGTTTCCACCGGATCTGATCAAGCCGTGCATTATGGCCGGAACCAAACCGGGAGACACAGTTTTAGATCCTTTCGGGGGCTCCGGCACAACTGGCCAAGTCGCGATCGAGCTTGGACGCAAAGCGATCTTGATCGAGCTCAATCCTGATTACTGCGCCCTCATCAAGAACCGCACCAACGTAACCGCGGGGCTCCCGTTATGAGTCTCGCTCCCGCACCTTGGAAAGGCGGCGCTCCGATCTGCGAGGTGGCGAACCTCCCGGCTTTCCTCAGTAAGAAAGCACTGGACAAGTTTTTGGGCTCGCTGTGCACCTCATCCCTCATCTCCTGGCAGTGCGGAGATTGTATGCGCTGGCATTGCTGGCCGAAACCCAAAGCGCCAGCCGGCTCGAGCTCCGGCTCTGAGCGCCGTTACAAGATCCCCGCTCGCATCCTTAAACTCGTAAATACCACTCGTTATGACCCAAGCGGAGCCAATCAGTGAAGGGCCAGTCGATCACTGGCACTTGTGCGAAACCTGCAAATGCAAAATCCCGTGCCCTGACACTCACAAAAAGTGCGAGGCGAGCGGCATCGGAAACGCGGCCAGGGTGAACCATGGGGGCCCATTCTGCGAGCGCTGCCGTTGCGGGATCATGTTCCTGCGCTACACCATAATGCGCCAAGAAAACCTCTTCCAAGTCCTGGCGGTACTCACGGAATTTGAAGAGGAAAACCCCAAAGTCAGACCACAGATCGGAAACAAATGAAAGCGATCATTCAGTACGCCATGAAGGCGTTTACTTACGAGCCGGATATAGCGTGTTGTGCCCAGGCAATCGAGCAGGCACTTGCTGATCTCAAGGCTCTAAAGCCTAACCTCGAGACGGCCGCGGAGCTCGATCGCGAGCGCAAAATGAGCACTGTGCTCCTCGAGGAAAACGAAAGGCTGCGCGCAGATTGTAAGTTTTTACGCACGCAACTTGAGGAGGCTAAATGCAACGAGCTCGCGGAGGACAACGGCCGGCTGAGCGCAAATTTACGACGCCTGCAAAAAGAGCTCGAGCAGGATCGCCAATGCTGGAATGAAACGACTGCCCAGCTTGAGGCTTGCCGCCATGATCTCGGGCTCGCGGTTAAGGAGGCAAGCGCCAGGGATGAGAAATGGAAAACCGGGATCGAGGAGGTACTCGGGTGCAAGCTGGATTTCGAGACGCTCAATGCCCACAACTGCGCCAGCGCTGCGCTCGTAAAGTGGGCAGCCGATCAGAGACGGCGCTGCGATCGACTCGATGAGGCACTTTTGCAGATTGAGAGAATGATCTGCGCGGCGAGGGTGCGCTAAAATCACTTCCCCCCAACGAGCAAGGCCACAGCCATGAGCAGGACTGCGACGGCCAGCAAAGGCCACTGAGGACGGATCATTGAACCCACAGCCAGGAGCAGACTGATGACAACCAGAATCGTAAATGCGTTTATAGCCATCCCCCACTCTACTCCATGAACGGATTTTGGACTGCGCGCTTTAAGGGCAAATGGAATATCCCCATTGGCGATCTGGTTACCTCGAGCATGGGCAACCTCCAGGCGCGCTTTAAGGAAATGGACGTGCCGATGCTCATGGCTGTTACTCCCGTGCCGGACAAATTCGCCACCGGGGAATGGGTGCTCATCGTTTGGCGTCGTGATCCAGACTCCGGCTCTATCGCCTTCATCGATCCCGCCAAATACTTCGCGCAACACCCTCCCAAAAAGCGCCGCCGCAAAAAGCAGTGAGCGCGATCTGCCATCTGTGCCGGCGTAAAACCTCCGACTTTCCGAGTTGGGATCTCCGCCGTTGGGCTTGCCGCCCTTGTTGGAATGACTACGTAAGATTTCGGCGCTACTTCAAAAAAGAGCGCGGCCGATTCCCAACCGTTAAAGAGTTTCTGTCAGACGAGGACTAAAGCTTGCGCCGCCGTCGCGCTTCCCGCCCTGCCCTCTTAATCGCCAGCAACTGATCAACGGCGCTCCCGGGCCCAGCGAACATGGCCCGATGCATCGCCAGTTGCTGCCGCCACTCCGGATTGAACCGCTCCCGCACCTCCTCTTGCACCTGCCCCATCGAACGAATCTGCTCCTCTTTCATAGGCTCTGGTCGACAGTGGCTTTACCGGTATAGAAGGCGAGTGCCTTGTCGAAATCAGTCAGCGCGTTGCACAAATCGGTTTTGTGCGCCATGGGGATCTCCGGCTGGTAGCAGAGCAGGCTCGTTACTTCCGCCATCCACAGCTTAAGGCTTTGGATGACAGGATCGGGTAGCATTACGCGCTCTTTGTGAATGTTAGACTCTACCCAAGCCTTAGCTTTTTCGTCAATTTCACTCATTTGGTTTTTTGCTTCTTTAATTTCCTCAGCCAGCGGCCCGATCAATTCAGCGCAACGACAGTGGATACATGAATTGTGGTCGCACTCCCCAACATGCGCGGACATATGTTCCAATAGGTCATGCACGCTTGATAGAATACTGACGGTTAGATCAATTTGTTTTGCTTTACTCATTGGTTTTAGGGGATTCGAAGGTGAATTGAATCGCGCAAGTCTTTGCCGCAGGCGGCGCACTGGTCAGCAGCGTCCGTGCCGTCTTTCGAGTGGTCATGTACGTGATGGTGTGGAACATGACTTAACGGAACAAAAGATTTCCTCATGCCCTCCAGTTCGCCACGTAGCCGGTTAGCCTCATTTCGGCTGGTCTGCTCACAATCGACGGCGACGGCCCGAGATTCCTTAAGCGTCTCGATTTCGGATTTCAATTTGTAGAGCTCTTCTTCAACCTGAACAAGAACCAATGCGCAGGCACTAATCGCCTCTGCTTTTGGCATTGGATCGGGTGCTCTATCTAAGTATTTTTGAGCTGCATTTTGCGCTCTCTCCAAAACTTTGTTCGCGCTCACTTCTTTATCTCCTCCATTCTGTTTCCGTTGTCTGTGTCCACCGGAGCCCCCCGCCGCGCTTCCTGTTTGATTTCGAAAAGCCTTTGGCTGGCTATGGTTTGGACCTGTATAAGTGTGGCTCTAAGCTTCCTGCGCTCATCGAGCACATCGCCAAGCTGGCCCTCTTTGGCTATGAGGTCGCGCACCCGCTCTTTCCACGGCCCCATTGTCGGAACAAACGCACCGTCCTTATCCGTGCAGTCTTGCTTGAACCCCAGCGCGTCCTCCATTTCACAGATTTGCTTGGCGAGATGCTCAGACCATTCATTCTTCTCGATGCACTGCGAGAACAGTTTGTCTTTCTCCTCAATGAGTTGGCGGACTGGATGTTCTAATGCCCCGGCCATCGTTACAACCTTCGTTTGCTGCTCTGACGCTGGCAGCTTCTCGATTTCCTGGCACAGTTCGTAGATCGCTTTATAGATCGGATGCTCGTTGATGTTCATGTTAGTAATTTTTTTCTTCCAATGGTTCAGTTTTGGTTAAGATCCAGTTTTGCGCGTAGGTGGCCAAGCCCAAAGCTGGAATGTAGCCGCCTTTCCAGTAGTTGACCTGCACACAGCCCTGATCGGTTTCGAAACTCAAGGCGATGAGCACATGATCAAATTGCTCGCCTAAAATGTCGTAAGCCTTATCCCTGGCTTCTCTCTGTGCTGCCGTCATAATTTTATCGCAGTTCATTCGGTTTGGTTTTTGACTTTGGATTCAGCGTGTTTTCGGCACTTTTTCGAGCAATAGGAAACATGGTCCGGCGAGCGCTTCCAAAGCATTTTTCGGCACCCGGGATTTGAGCACTTGCGATGAAAGGGAAAGTGCGCGCCCTGTGTAGGCCGATCCGGCGAGAGCCAGCGCCGGTACCCCTTCTCACACTCCGAAAGCTTTTTGCTCATGCGAGCGGCTCCTCTTTATACCTTCCCAATGTTCGAATTACCGCTTCGGCACGCTGATGTGAAGTAGCTTCCTGCAACTCGTAAAAGTTCCAGCCGGCTTCATCTGGATCCTCATGAACTACCTTTGCAAGCTGGTAAGTGAAACCTTCGTCCGAATCGTATTGGGTTTCTCGATCCAGCGCCTTAACCGCCTCGTAAATGGCGTTGAGATCTTTAAGCGGATCGCCATCCACACACGGTGATATCCTCCCAGTAACCGATGATTTATAATTCCATCCTGCCTGTCCGGTCGGTCGTAAAAACAACTCAGGGAATGCCTCAGCAAGCGCAATTCGCATTTGTTCATCATTCATAGTGGCTCCTCATCGCTCCCCTCATCCTGAGCCCCTGGCAAATCCTCCTCAGGCGGCGCACTGCTGGTCACCGGCGCTGCAGGCAAACCCATCCCAACCTTTTCCAAAATATCCGCCTCAATCTGATCCGCCCCTGCGTCATGCCCATTTGCCCCAGCCATCGCAGACGCCGTTTCCCCGGTCAATGGCTTGCTCCTCCCCATCCTGAAATTGCTTACGCCACCCGCCTCCGCTGCCTCTTCCGCCGCCCTGGCTGCCTCCCGCCTCTCCCGCTGCTTTTTCGTCTTGCGCATCCTCGAGTAAAGCTCCCTCATCTCATCATCGTACTTCTGCCCGTTGATCACAAACCATCCATCCTCTACCCGCTTAATCCTCCGCCCCTCATGTTCCTGGCTCTCCAAACTGTGCCGATCCGGCTCCTCAAGCACCTTTAACGCCTCCTCCGCCTTCAAATACGCCTGCTCCCGGTTACCATCCAAATTCGCTTTCTTCGCCAACACCCTCAAAGGCAACCTCACCACCTGATCCGGATCCCTCAGCATCAGCAACGTCAAAAACATCACCCTCGTATCCGGCTCCTCCTCCCACAATGTTGAGTCCACCGTCGACGCCCAAAGCGGTATCCATGTATTCATTTCCACTCATCCTTTCACCCCCCAACTTCCCTTGCAATACAATAATGCCTCACTTGCCTCAAAATAGCTTCAAACCCCATTTGAGGCACTGTTGAAGCAAAAGTGAGGCTAATTAAGATCAGTACTAACCCCCTACCCCCTTCCTTACCCCTCCGCCTTTCCACGTAGAACATTCTCAGTCATGAGAAATTGGGGCTTACCACAAGGGTGTATAACAAAACCGCCTCGCCCTCGCGGTGGGGTGCCCCGGGGGGTGTGGGCACGGGTCGTCCCTGGTGGAAAAAGAGATTCCTTTTGGAACCATGGCACCCATTCCCCTTAAAACTCTTCCCGCGAAGCGTACGATCAAAAGCTCTTTCCCTGGTGCTCCCGGCGTACGGAGGAAAGCGAGATTTGGATCGGGGTGCTCCGCACTCGAATTTTAAGGGAATCGGGTAACCAGCTTACAGGTCCGGAGACATCTCAGGGAGGGATGAGTCTGGATCGCTTTCTGGAGTTGCATCCGGTACCGGTGAAGGGTTGCCGGCTGGCTCCTGCTCAGCAATCCCAAGAGGGCCAGATTGTGCAACTGCAGGAGGGCCAGAGTCAGCCTTGCCAGCTTTACCCTGGATGCGTCGAATCTGCTCAAGGGTGAGGAGTGTCCTGGCGAGTCTTTCGGCTGCAGGGCAACCTGGGGTGAGGCGAGCGTACGCGGCATAGGAGCGAGCGAGGATGACTTTGAGGGTCTGCGAGAAGTCGGGAGAGCGCTTGAGGGATTGGGCGAGGGCAGAGAGCTCAGCACGCTTGGCAGTATTTTCCACGCGGCGCTGACGTCCGATTGCACCGTAGGCGAGGGCTTGCTCGCGGGTCCAAGTGCGAGTTGTGCGTTTTGGGCGGTTTTCGGGGAGGGGAGCGGGAAGATTTGCTGGCATGGCAGGG